ATTTAAGCGGCCGTTATTGTATAATCAAGCCATGTCAAAAGAAGACCTCATACCGTTTAATAAAATGTCGCCAGAAGAGCATAAGCGCTTGTCGTCCATTGGTGGCAAAAAGTCAGCCGAAAGCAAGCGTAAGAAAAAAAATGCGCAGGCGTTGTTGTCGTTAATGCTCGAAGCTGATGTTCCCGCAAAAGAAAAAAAGATGCTTGAAAGCAAATACGGTATCGCGGTTGAAGGTAGTTGCACATGGGCAGCCGCCATAAACGCTGGCATTATCAAAGCAGCCGCAGACGGTAACGTAAGCGCTTACCAGGTTATCATGGATATGATTACCAGCGCTCAAGAGTCAGAATGCGAGGATGACAGCCTGTCGAAATCGCTCGAAGAGCTTGGCAAACAGCTTTGATCTCAGACAAGCAAAAGATGATACTGGCGTTCCCGTATTCCGATTACGATGCCATTATCATGGACGGTGCCATTCGAAGCGGTAAGACCTCCATCGGGTTTCTGTCGTTCGTCGATGACATCATGCGACGCTATAACGGCCAGATGATTATCGTCGCTGGCAAGACGGTAAAGAGCGCCGTAAGAAACATTATCGTGCCGTATAAATCAATGTCGTACGCGCGCAAACGATATACGATAAACTTTCGCGTTAGCGACAACATCATGATGGTAACGCGCGGTTCGGTCACTAATTACTTCCACGTTTTCGGCGGCAAGGACGAGCGCAGCTACGAACTTATCCAGGGTTGCACGGCGGCTGGTGCGTTTCTCGATGAGGTTGCTCTCATGCCTCGATCGTTCGTAGAGCAAGCTCTAGCCCGTTGCTCGGTAGAAGGCTCTAAGCTGTGGTTTAACTGCAACCCTGACAGCCCGAAGCATTGGTTCTACGAAGAATGGATACTCAGCGCTGCACAGAAGAACGCGTTGCACCTGCACTTCGAGTTAAGCGACAATCCAAGCTTGTCAGACGCTATTAGGTCGCGCTACGAAGCCATGTACTCCGGCGTATTCTACGACCGATATATCCGTGGATTGTGGGTCGTTGCCGAAGGACTTGTGTACCAGATGCCGGACGATGCCATAACATGCACGCCAGAGGATGCATTAGGGGACGGGCGCGGCGCGTGGTATATCAGCATGGACTACGGTATAACCAACCCGTTTGCTGCGATCCTGTGGCGCGTAACCGCATCGAGGGCTTACGCCGTCAAAGAGTACGTGTTTGACAGCCGCAAGGAAAACAGGCGGCTTACCGACGAAGAGCATTACGCGAACGTCGAGAAGCTTGCGCAGTACGTCGATGAGCATGGAAACACTCGAACGCGCAATATAGAGTGCATCGTGATCGACCCCAGCGCTAACAGCTTCAAGGAGACGATACGCAGGCACGGCAAATTCGATTATCGAAACGCCAAAAACGACGTTATATCAGGCATTTCGACCACGACGACGATGCTCGAAAACGGGCATGTTAAAATATCAACAGACTGCAAAAGCTTGCTTGTCGAAAAAGGGCTGTACCGTTGGGACGATAAAAGCGACAAAGACGCTGTGCTAAAAGATAATGACCACTGTTTAGACGCTGCACGTTACATGTGCAACACGATTTTACGTCACGAGCTGGAAGGGTATGTATGAGAACAAAACCATGGGAATATATACCATGCCCTGAATTGCATGTGTTTATTGATTCGGAAGAACTTAAAAAGTTCGCTAATGAAAAATACAAATGCGATGTTGGAATAATAAATAAAGATGGTTTTACAAGCACTATTTCTTGCGATAACGGAGACATATCGTGTCTTGTTTACATAAAAAATCAGAAATATGACACAGGACAACTTGCAGGACTTATTGCACATGAAGCTACTCATGTTTCACAGGAATTTTTTGAATCGATCGGAGAGACCAACCCATCACATGAAATGCAGGCGTATTATATACAGACGTTTGTAATTTGCATTATGCAAGCTTATAAAAAACTTACGAAAGGGAAAAAATGAAGATCGTCGAAAGCTTGCTCGACAAGCTAGCGGAAAAGCTGAACAAGCACGTACAGGGTCGCCGAAGAAACCAAGCTTACCGTGACGCTGATGAAAAAGGCAGCAGCTTTTCGGTCGAAAGCATGATAAGCGAGAGCCTTACCGACCTTATCACCATGAACTTCACGCTGCCAGTTGATGGCGACAACGAACGCGCGCAATGGATTGACGACGTGGCGGATAATTACGTCAACACAACGCTTAAAAAGTCTATGGCGCTTGGGTTCTTGTCCGGCGATAGCGTGACAGTGCCATCGTATAATGGCCGAAGCATCGATAACGTGGTGGTAGACGCGTCAGGTTTTGAGATATTGAGCGCACAAGGCGACTCGATCACCAGCCTTGTATACGTCATTGACGAGCGCAAAGACAAGTCTGGTGCTAGATGGCAGCTCTTGCAGCTTATTGAGCTTGTGCCTGACAATAACGGCACATATAGCAACGTATACAGGCTTTACGTCGCAAAGAACAACACGTTAATGGATGGCGTAAGCCCGGCTGGCTCCGTTGCGTCTCCGTGGTTTGGCGAGTACGACGGCGACGAGTGGAGCATCCCAGGTGTTAACCGATTGCTTATTGGTCGATACAAGAGCCATACTATCGACCCATACGCGCCGAACACTAAAAAGGGCGTGCCTATATGCTTTGGATCGTCTCATGCTATTCGCGAAATACACTATTTGCTAGACCAGATGCACGCCGAGTTCGAGTTGTCGGAAAAGGCTATTATCGCCAGCAAGACGGCGTTTAGGAAGCACTTCAACGACGACGGGACAAGTACCGCCATGATGCCACGCGGCGCAGATCGCTTGTTCATGTCGATCCAAGGAGGCGACGTTGACAATCCGACCATACACGACTGGTCTCCTGATATCCGATTCGAGCCTTACCGTGCAGCGTTGGAGAAGCAGTTGCAGCTTGTCGAAAAGACGGTAGGCGTTTCCAGCGGCATAATCAGCGATCCGAACAACGTTAGCTATGAAAATGTTGACAACGTGCGCAAATCGCAGCAGAAAACGATGGCGTTCGTGAACGCAAGCCGCAAAGTTGCGCAGACGATGATGGATGATCTGCTTTACGCATGGGACGTTATTGCAAATTATTACGGCATCACAGTTCAGGGAACGTGGCAGCAACAATACAATTGGTCTGATGAGTACGTGGAGACTTTCAGCGACAAACAGAACGCCATACTCGCTGGTGAGGCAATCGGGGCGTTTGACGCAGCAGATTATCGAGCGTTTATCACTAACGAGCCGCCCGACGTGGCTAAAGAGCGAGTAAGCGAGATTCAGGCTAATAAAGCCACAACAATTCCAACGTTTGAGTTAGGTGCATGATGACAGTATACAGACCTCGACAAGAAACGCTCAACGATTACGATGGGTTTGTCGAAAAATTCAAGCCAAAAAAAACGACAGACGATTGTTATACGCCAGAACTAGTTTACGAAGCTGTCAAAAACTGGGCGGTAGATGAATATTCGTTGGAAGGTCGAAATATCGTGCGCCCGTTTGTTCCCGGAGGAGATTACGAAGCGTATGATTACCCTGAAAACTGCGTTGTTATAGACAACCCGCCTTTTTCCATAATCTCGAAAATATGCGAAGATTACACCGAATGGGGAGTAGATTTTTTTCTTTTTGCTCCGCATCTAACTAATTTTAGCATTAAATCAGGAAATCATATTATATGTGGACAGACTATAGAATACGCAAACGGTGCTGTTGTTAATACGTCGTTTATCACTAACATGGGCAGCGATTTTATACGGACATCACCAAAACTATCACAAGCAATAAAAGCGGCTAACGTTAAAACGAAAGCAAAAAATAAAAAGCAGATGCCTAAATATAAATATCCTTCCAACGTTTTAACCGTTTCGGACTTAGAAAAAATATGCAATGCTGGAATCGAGTATTCAGTTTCAAAAAATGAATGTACTCGAATTAGCAGGCTTGATGCTCAAAAAGAAGTGAAAAAAAAGATATTCGGAAACGGCTATATGCTTAGCGACAAAGCAGCAGAACTGAAAGCAGCAAAACTGAAAGCAGCAGAACTGAAAGCAGCAGAACTGAAAGCAGCAAAACTGAAAGCAGCAGAACTGAAAGCAGCAGAAGTTGAAAAAATAGAGTGGCTATTTAGTGATCGCGAACTTGCAATTATAGAAAAACTCGGTGCATGATGAAAAAGCAGCAGAACTGAAAGCAGCAAAACTGAAAGCAGCAGAACTGAAAGCAGCAGAAGTTGAAAAAATAGAGTGGCTATTTAGTGATCGCGAACTTGCAATTATAGAAAAACTCGGTGCATGATGAACCAGTATTGCCTATCATGCGGGAAAATAAACGACAACCCACGCTTTAGATTCTGCTCGAAATGCGAAAAAGACGAGCGCGCCCGTAGCAGGCTGAAGGAGATCGGTGTAAAAGATGCAAGACCCAGCAAGCCAGCAAGCGCTTAACGGCGCTGCCGATAGCGTAGAGAGCGCCGCAACCGCCGTAGAGCTTGCGGCGCTCGGCGTTGTTGCGGCGGCATTAGGCTCTATTACAGCATCAACGACGTACGCAAAGATGCGAGCGCAAGAAGCACGAGACTTAAAGGCCATCGAGCAAGCGTTAAAGCGCGGCAACAAGCTTCTTAAAGCCCAGAGCGGCAAGCTGCTCGACAACATGGCAGACGCTACCGACGATTGGGCTGCAAAATACTACACCGCTGCGAGCAAGAAGCAGATCAAGGCGGCACAGAACGCGAACATAAGGCCAACGCTTGACGCTGGTAAGAAAGCCAACGACAAAGTAATTGACAGCTTATGCCGCACGTCGGTAATGCAGATCGTTTCGCCGGATGGAGGGCTATTGCCGATTGCAAAGGCGTACCGCGCTCATGTCAACAACGCGATACTGGCAATGTCGCAAGGCGAGCAGACTTATCAGACGGCGATAGCTAAGGCTGTCAACGATTTAGCTTCTTACGGCCTGCGAGTGCGCTATGAGAGCGGAGCTACACGCGAACTATACGCGGCAGTGCGCACTAACGTCATGGACGGTTACCGGGTCACAATGGACGGCATACGAGCCGCGCAGGGTCGCGAGTTCGGCGCGGACGGCGTTGAAGTCACGGCTCATGGGCTATGCGCTCCAGACCACCAACCGTACCAGGGCAAACAATACAGCAAGCGAGATTTCGACAGGCTTAACGCATCGCTAGACAGGCCGCTTGTTACAGGCGCAAACTGCCATCACTCGACTTTCCCGGTTATTCTAGGCGTGAGCAGCGACAAATACACCGACGATCAGCTGCAAGATATTATCGACCGCAGCAATGCAGAGGTTACTTTTAACGGTTTAAGCGGCAAACAGATGACCATGAGCCGCTACGAAGCGACCCAATACCAACGCAAGGTGGAGGCAGCCATAAGGCGCGACAACATGGCATCAACTCTTGCAAACGACGCTGGGGCAACCACTGATGCAAGCAGACGCGCTAAAGAGCTAACGAGCTACTATAAGTCTATGAGCAAAGACCTTGGGCTAACGACGCGCATCGAGCGGACAAAGGCTTATACGCTTTCGTGATTGCAAATCTAAGGGTATAGTTGCCCTTTATAGGTAAAACACCCTCTTAGATCGGCTTACAGCAAGCCGTTGACCTGCGGTTATGCAAAGTCAAAAAATTAAGGCAAAACTTGCGAAAATATGTTGACGTGTATCTAATACGTGTATATAATGATATACGTCGAAGCAAGCAAGGAACTAAACTATGGATTGGAGTGGTAATCATGCCGGAAGAATGGAGCATGGCGCGTAAAGTTGCTACATGGTTATTCATTATAGCCTTGCCGTTTCTTGGAAGCTTGGAATCGTTTTAGAACACGAAAGGAACCATCATGCAGTACACGACTGAAGAACTTCAAACTATTCTTGATCTCCACAAAAAATGGCTATACAACAAGGAAGAAGGAAAACGCGCTAACCTGAGCGGCGCTAACCTGCGCGGCGCTAACCTGCGCGGCGCTGACCTGCGCGGCGCTGACCTGCGCGGCGCTTACCTGAGCTTCACTAACCTGCGCTTCGCTGACCTGCGCGGCGCTGACATGAGCGGCGCTGACCTGCGCGGCGCTAACCTGCGCTGCGCTGACCTGCGCGGCGCTGACCTGAGCGACGCTGACCTGCGCTTCACTAACCTGAGCTTCGCTTACCTGCGCTTCGCTAACCTGCGCTTCGCTGACCTGAGCGGCGCTGACCTGAGCGACGCTGACCTGCGCTTCGCTGACCTGAGCGGCGCTGACCTGCGCTTCGCTAACCTGAGCGACGCTAAAAACATCCCTGAAATAGCATGTTTTATCACGCGGGCAGAAGCCGAAGATTACTAGGGAGTGATTTAATATGACACCGCACGAGAAAAACCCGATTTTGTACGCGCCAGAAGAGGGGGTTGATTATGTGACATGCTGGAAGTGCAGGCATGGTTGGCCTCTTTGCAGCGCAAAACACGACAGCCTTGCAACAGACGCTGCATGGTGCGAAAAGTACGATGAATTGATCGATTATCCGCACGAGCACCTTGCAAACGACGACGCGGAATGCTGGGAATCACTATGACGTGCATCTTTTTGTTGTGCGATTAAACCGAAAGGAACATTATGAGTGATGGTATCGAAAAACTGCAAAAATACGCTTTCGGAATGAGTCCGAGGCGATGCGACGATATTTTATTGTTAGCTGATCAAATCGAGCGTGAGCATGCATCCGAGTTGCAGGCGCTCGAAAAACGCTACAAGACCGATCTACGAGAAGCACGAGATGCTCGTGATATCGCGATTAAAGAGGCGGCAGAATTACGCGATCGATTAATGCCTCCAGGCATGGAGTGGCCAAGGTTCGAGGATTGCATGCAGATTACGTGGGGCGACGCTCCGGAGGATATCGCAGCTGTATGTCTTGCGCTCGATGGTAGCTGCTATTCGTTGCACTACGACATGCCCGACGATGAGCGTATGTGTATCTACGAGGTGAGCGAGCGCGTTAAACGTCCCGTTACCGTGGTGCTTGGAGCGGATGGCCTGCCGATCAAGGTTGGCGAGACGGTGTGGTACGTGGGCGAACCCCTAGTGCGCGGAACCGTCGAAGCCGTCGGCGAGGGCGAGGTGATGCTGGCTGGCGACGGCGTGTATGCGCACTTAGACCTCACCCACACCCAACCCGACCTTAAACTGCGTAAGTGCCCGTTCTGCGGCGGAGAAGCCGACATGGTCGACGAGGGGTCGGAGTGCGCACCGGATCGGTTCTGGGCGTGCTGCCCGAATCCCAGCTGCTTCGTCGAAGGGACAGGCGTTTACGCGACGGAAGAGGAAGCCGCGCAAGCATGGAATACCCGCGTCGAGCGCACGTGCCAAATCTAGGGAAAGGCAAGACAATGGGCTTCATGGATAAAATTAAACTCGCGTCTTCAGACTTAGCGCAGCAGGCACAAACAAAAGTAGAGAATAATATCGCTGTAAAAATGCAAAAACATGAAGAAAAGAAGATCGCAAAGAAAGAAATACGCAATTTGCAAAATCTGTTTTCCGCAACTAACAATATGGGAGATATCTCCATAGATAGCAAGAATTGCCTGTTCAAGGTTAAACATGCCTCATCGAGCATCAAGAAAAAAAGCGGAATAATGGCAAAGACCGGCAAGGTTGTTGCCGCATCCATGACCGCCGGTGCATCAATAGCAATAGAACAAGCAATGAAGCCAAATGATAAAGTATTTTCGTTTAGCGAGCTTTTAAGCTTCGAGCTTCTCGAAGACGATGCGCAGGTTGTTGGCGGTGGAGTCGGCATGGCTCTCGTAGGGGGAGCGTTCTTTGGCGTAGGTGGAGCGATAGCAGGTGCAATGACCGGTGGAAAGAAAACGAAAAAGACCGTCGAAAACCTAGCTTTGAAAATCAATTTGAACAATATCGACTTCCCTTGCGTCATTATCACCTATATCAACAAATCAACGAAAATATCTAGCAATGAATATCTAAAAGCAATCAGTGTTGCACATGAAACAATATCGTGTCTTAAATTGATTATAGACAGTGTGTCCGCCAACAGGAAGTAGGCTAACTAATGCCTGAGTACATAATCAACACGGCGAGTATGGATATCGACCGAAAGAACGAGATCGTGAGGTGTCGAGACTGCAAGCTGTGGGCGACAGAGTTTAGATACATTGGTAAATGCACCGGCAAAGACGGAAAAGTAAATCCTAACGGATACTGCGCTTGGGGAGAGAAACGTGATGTCGATGACTAGAAGCGTATGCCCAGGCTGCGCCCACGAGCAGGCATGCGGACACGCCGAAGTCCATTCATGTTTAAACAGAGAGCCGATCGAGAAGGGAACTGGAATGAATCGAGCGCAACGCCGAAAGGCGGGCATAAAGAAGCCGGAGCCTACGTACAATCTCAACGCCCAGCAGCTGGCGGGCATGAAGAAGGAAGCGACGAACGAGGCCGTCCACGCGGCGTTCATCCTGATGCTGGCCATACCCGCGATGGTTCTGCACGACAAGTTCGGTCAGCTGATGCCCAAGGAGGTCGGAGGCAAGAACAGGGAGGAGCGGTTCGTCGACATGTGCGTAGACCTGTACGACAGCTACGTAAAGGGATACGTCACGCTCGACGACCTGCGCGAGTGGCTGTGGGAGGAGGCCAACACCAAGATCGAGATGACGTGAAGGTCAGCCGGATAGCGGATAGCATAGCCATAACGTAACGAAAGGAGCCTTGGAAACAGGGCTCTTTTTCGCTATAATAGTGGCATGCTCACAACATGGCTATATAGCCCGAGGCGTATGCGAACCTGTGACACTCGCGCATACTGGCACCGAAGGCGTTGAAGATGTTGCCATATTTTTTTTTGGGGTCGAACCCCTATAGGTCTGCATATCCAAACTCACAAGCAACGCAGCCTACCTAGTTGACCGACAAAGGTTGACGACGAGTGCAGTATCCGCTCCTAATAAACAATACTTATCATAATGACTAAAATCGATATGAGCTATACCGCTTAATGCGGTGTAGCGACGAGGAGGGGAGCGGGAGGGGGGGAAGGAACGTCCCCCCCTCGCACCGTACAGCAAGGTAGCAGCGTTAGCGTCAACCGGACGGCTTAATAGCTACGGCCACAACTCTATGATCGCCCCATGATCGCGTTAAACGCCAAGCGGTGCGAAAATCCACCCCCCGGTGTAAAAACTTCCCCACCCCGGTGTAGGATGCCGAATATAAGCCTCGTATACTGTTTATCATGCGTTTACCATATATGCTATAATTCAGGTAGCATTGCGGCCGCTTGAGCGTCGCACGTCCATTAGCGCTAGCCACGCTTAAAAGCAGGCTTTACGGATAGGAGCATCACCGTGGAAAACATTCGGGAGATCGTAGCACGCCTAGGGATCGAGTGCGATGCGGCACAACTGGAGAAAGAGGTGCTGGCTAACTATCGCACTATCGCCGAGGTAGACGGTACGAAGGCCAAGATCGATGCGCTGAACGCCGACATCGAAGCACGCGACGCGCAGATCGCTGACCTGGGCAAAAAGGTTGACGAGCTAAGCGCTTCCGGTGCCGAGATCGATGCTCTAAAGGCGCAGGTCGAACAATACCGTGCCAGCGAGCAAGAAGCGAAACAAAAAGCCGAGGCAGATGCGGCGAAGCAGCAGTTCGAGCAATCGTTCACTGATGCGCTCAAAGATCGCAAGTTCAGCAACGACTTCACCCGCCGAGCCGTCATGGAGGAAGTGCGCAAGATGCGCGAGACCGACAGCGTAAGCGGCCTCGAAGCGTTGATCGAGCAGGCTACCAAGGACGTTCCCGACGTGTGGTTCAACCCGAACAAGCCCAACCCGCAGACAGTTCCCGCCCCTACTGACAATGCGGCAAAAGTCGAACTTAACAACGTTCGTGAAATCATGGGGCTACCTACAGAATAAGGAGAAATAAATGGCGAACAGCATCACGAAATTCAAGGCATACACCTCCATGCTCGACGAGGTCTACAAGCTGGCCTCCCTTACTTCCGTGCTTGACATCAACGACGCGATGGTGCAGGCGGGAGCCAACGCTAACGAGATCGTCATCCCTAAGATCAGCATGGACGGAATGGCAGACTACAGCCGTTCGGCTGGATATGTTGGCGGAGACGTAACGCTTACGAACGAGACCGTTCAGTTCAACTATGATCGTGGACGCTCGTTCACGGTCGATTCGATGGACAACGAAGAGACGGCAGGCGTGGCTTTCGGCCGACTGTCGTCTGAGTTCATCCGCACAAAGGCGGCTCCGGAGATCGACGCATTTCGCTTTGCCACCTATTGCGGATTGACCGGGATCGGCAAGGCTACCGCCGCAACTTATTCCACTGTCGATACCTTGCTGGCCGCTATCAATGCTGGCGTTACTTCGCTCGACGAAGCAGAGGTTCCCGACACCGAGCGCTACCTGTTCATCACGCCGACGCTTTACAATCTGGCGATGAGCGCCGACACCACGAAGAGCAAGGAAATGCTCGACGGTTTCGCGCAGATTACCAAGGTACCGCAGAGCCGCTTCTACACCTCCATTGACTTGCAGGACGGCACCACCTCCGGCGAGGAAGCAGGCGGCTTCAGCAAGACCGCTACGACGGGCAAAGACATCAACTTCATGATCATCCACAAGCCGGCATTGCTCCAGTACTCGAAGCACGTCGTTAACAAGGTCGTAACGCCCGAAGAGAACCAGACCTCCGACGGCTGGAAGTTCTTCTACCGTTCGTATGGCTTGGCCGACGCATACGAGAACAAGGTGTCTGGCATCTACTTGTCGAACAAGGCTTAACCATGGCTCGAACCGTTGGGATGAAAGAAAAACCGAAGCAGGAGCCGAAGCCGAAGCCTGCGCAGAAGCCGAAGCAGAAAGAGCAGATCAAGGCTGACTAATGTATATCGACTTTGATACATATCAGGCCGCGGGGGGTTCGCTTGCAGAAGCGGACTTCTCGCGATTGGAGAACAAGGCAGAGATGCTGCTTGATGATTGGACGCTTGGCCGCATCAGGTTCATGCCGGCTCCGCTGCCTGCTTACGTGGCGGTAGCCATGACCGAGATTATAGACGCGCTCCCGAAGCTAGCAGGTGAGCGCGTCACCTCGTTCAGCAACGGCGTGACATCGTTTAGCTTCGACGCATCGAAGAGCGACATCTCGATGCTTTACGATGACGTGGTGCGCATCCTGCCGGTAGAGCTTGTGAGCAGGTGCGTATGCGAATAGACACCGACAGCTACCTAGACCAGACGCTAACCGTTATCAATAAGCTAGATGCCAAGGATGCAGGTATAGCCTCCGACGCTTACTACAAGACGCAGCTGAAAGGCGTGTGGAGTGCCAAGAGCGTGCGCACGGTGCTAGGTACCGGCGATGTCATTGTGGCTACCACGGTTAACATGCAGTTCGCCGACACAAGCCACTACATGCCATACCGTGAGTGGAGCAAGGCAGCCAACCGCGATAGCATGTGGACGTTACGCGAGGGCGATCATGTTGTACGCGGCGAAGTAACCGAGGATATCAGCACGGCTACTGCGCTCAAGAAGGCCATAGCAGCCCATAAGCCCGACGCGGTGCAGGTGCAGGCAATACAGGATAAGACGCGGGAAACGGGGCTAGATTACGTAGATGCTGGCGTTATGCGATATGCAACCGGCGTGTTTGCCGAGGGGGCATAATTGTGGCCGTTAAAGTAACAGTTGACATGAGCGGTGTCAGCGCAAAGCTTGACAGCATCGCCAAAGATCGCGGGCTCGGCATGTTTCTCGCGACCGAAGCGGCAAGCGGTATGGATCAGTACGTACCGTACCGCGACGGCGCGCTATCTGGCAGCGCAACGCCAGAGCCGTTTGCTGTTACGTACGGCGTGCCTTATGCTGCAAGGCTCTATTACGGCACCGACCTGAACATCAGCAAGCAAGGCCATCCTAACGCCACGGCATTATGGGATAAGGCTTACAAGGCAGCTAAAGGCAGCGACCTTGGACAAGCCGGCACGCAATACGTAAGGAGCATGTGATGGCAAGCGTCCAAGGCAAGACCGACGCAGTAGTGGCATGGGCTAAAGGCTGGCCAGAGTTAGACGGTTACCTAAAGCTCAACGCGGTCAGCACCGAGGCTGGAGAGCACGCGCTCAACACCGTTTACAACGATGTTGCTGTCACAGAGTACGTGGACGGTACGGCAAAGCGCGAGTACACGTTCGCGCTCATCATGATCGCCGAGTGGTCGGACGGCTTCGACGGCATCAACGCCGAGGCTAACAGGCTTGGCGAATCGTGGATTGACTGGGTAGCTGGCCAGTACCCGGACAACGTGCCGGACTTCGGGCAAAACGCTAGCATCATCAAGATAGAGCCGCTATACAACGTGCCTTCGCTGGCAATGGTGTACCAAGAGGACAGCCTGGCAAAGTACATGTTCCAGGCAAAGATAACCTATACAGAGTAAGGAGCATTAATGGCAGAATTGACGCGCAACCTATGGGGGGTTGCTATCGACAGCACTAAGGGCGCGGAAGATGACGTGTACACGTGGGTTCCGGTTGACAAATCGACTACCTACGAGCTGGGCTTTAACGCACAGACCGACACGAAGGGCTTCATCAGCGACAAGAACGACAGCACGGTAGTCAAGAGCTACCAGGTTGCCATGGATCAGGAGATCACGCTAGACAACGACAACCCGCTTTACAAGTTCATGCGCGCATACGCAATGAGCATGCCGGTTGGTGCCGACGCAGAGTGCCCCGTGCTTGTCGTGCAACCTGATGATACCACCGGCAAGCCTACCATCGGCTACGTCTGGCCTAAGGCCATGATCACGCCCACGGCAATCAACAGCGTGGACGGAATCCTCACGTTCAACATCGCGTTTAACGGCGACCCTATCGAGGGCACTGTTGCGGGATGGGGTACCGGCACCGTGACGTTTACTAAAACGGTTGCTGGAGGCTCCGAAGAGTAACCAACAATCGCAAATATGATATAATGACAGCGCCGGGAATAATCTCGGCGTTGTCCTACGTTAGGGGTGCTTATGATTTACACAGACGAAAACGGCATTGAGTTCGACCTTGCTCCGCGAACCGAGAAAGATCAGGCGGCGTGGAAGTCGGCACGAACAGCCAAGGAAAAATTAGACTTGCTAAAGCTATCGTTCGACGATGCTTACCTCACTGAAAAGTTAGGCTCGACGCAAGCGGCTAAGATCGATGCAGACGCGCTTGGTATCATGTTCGATAAAGTGCACATGGCGTATGAAGCTCCCGCCGTAGCGGCTCGTATCGAGCAGTTTAGCAGCCAGTTTGCAGGTATCAGCGACCTAGTAGGGTCGCTAAACAGCATCACCGAGGCAGCTAATGTTATCGGCAGCCGTCAAGGGTTCTCGCGCGTAAAATGATCGACCTAACGCAACCATTACCTACTAGCCTGCTGTGCGATGGCGAGTGGGTGCCGATCAAAACGGACTTTCGCACATGGCTGTCATTTCAGCGCGATCTTAAACAGGGTCGCGCTTCTTTTTGCATCTTCGCAGATGGCAAACCGCCCGCGTCTGATGACTGGGTGGCTTCTGCTCAGGAGTTTCTCGAATGCAAGGAGGCAACGCCTCACGGAGACAATGGAGGAGGCGTGCGCTGCTTCGACTTCGACCTAGACGGTAGCTATCTCGTAGCCTCGTTCATGGCGGCATACGGCATCGATCTAACAACGGCTGAAATGCACTGGCATATGTTCTTGGCGTTGTTCCGCGGCCTGCCTGATGATTCTTGCATAAAGAAGATCATGGGATATCGATCATGGCGCAACGACAAAAGCAGCTACGAGCAGCAGATGCGCAGCCTAGCCAAAGCATGGGCGTTGCCGGTCGAAGAAGACAAGGCGGCCAAGGAGAGCACGCGCAAGGCCATAGAGGCGCTGCCAGCGATCAACGAGGCCGGCCTAGCCGAGATATGGGGAGCATAGCGTGGTAAAATAGCACTAAATCGGCAGGGGTGTCGATTAGAGGGATGCTATTGTGGCAGACGGTACTATTAAGATCGACCTAGAGGTCGATAGCAAAAACGCCAAGTCGCAAGCAAAATCTACCGGCGATGCAATTGGTAAGCAGGTAGCAAGCGGCGCACAATCATCAACTAAAGACACCGGCTCGAAAGTCGGCGACAGCATATCCAAGGGCATCAAGTCGTCAACGAAAGGCACAGGCGATGCCGTCGGTAGTCAAATTGGAAGCGGGCTGAAATCATCGTTAGGTAGCGCGGCATCAGAGGCGGCTAGTGGCATTAAGACAGGGCTTAAAGATGCTGCTTCTGGTGCCATACCTGCTTTAGATGGTATTAACGTCGCAGGTCTTGGCGTAGGAGCCGGAATAGCCGCTGGTGCTGCCGCTGGCGTTGCCGCTATCGCTGGGCTTACGTCGCAAGCTGTAGGCGCTTACTCGTCGTTTCAGCAGCTAACAGGCGGTGTGGAGACGCTGTTCAAGGACAGCGCTCCTACTGTCGAGGCGTACGCAGATCAGGCGTTTAGCACTGCCGGCATGAGTGCCAACGACTACATGAGCACTGTTACGTCGTTTAGCGCGTCGCTTATCCAGGGCTTGGGCGGAGACACGGCGAAGGCTGCCGAGATCGGCAATATGGCCGTCATCGACATGAGCGATAACGCGAACAAGCTCGGTACCGATATAGGTTCCATCCAAATGACGTACCAGAGCCTAGCACGCGGCAATTACGCGATGTTAGATAACCTTAAGCTGGGCTATGGTGGAACAAAGGCAGAACTGGAACGTCTGCTTGCCGATGCCGAGAAGCTGACGGGCGTAAAATACGACCCGTCTAACTTTGCTGACGTTATACAGGCTATCCATGCTGTGCAAGAGAACCTTGACATCACCGGCACGACGGCAGAGGAAGCGGCTACAACTATCGAGGGTAGCGCGCTATCCATGAAAGCGGCTTGGGAAAACTGGCTAACGGCATTAGCCAACCCAGATGCTGACATGGGATATTACAACGACGTGCTGTTCGAGAGCATACAGACAGCGCTCGATAACCTTATACCTGCCATTAGCACCGCTGTTAACAATCTGCTGAAAGTGCTGCCACAAATGCTGGCTACGCTATTGCAGATGGTTGGAGAGCTGGCAATACAGATTATTGCCGCATTGCCAGAGCTGATAACGTCGCTTGTGTTTGGCATAACCCAAGCAATACCGCAGTTAATTTCGGCTTTCCTAGCTGTCGTGACGGCGTTGGTTGAGGCATTGCCAACAATTGTGCAGGCTTTGGTGGACGCTGTACCGCAGATCATTACGATGATCGCAGAAACGATACCTACAACGATAGACGTGCTTATACAAGGCTTTATCGCTTTGTTTAACGCTATTGTCGTCGCATTGCCGCAGATCATCCAGTCATTGGTTGCCGCCATACCGACGATAGTTACAGCGATTGTTAATGCGCTGGTTATCGCGTTGCCAATGATGATAGAGGGCTTTATCCAGCTGTTTATGGCGTTCATCTACGCTTTGCCGATGATAATAGAGGTAATAGTAGCTTCATTGCCGCAGATCATCACGGCAATCATCAATGCGCTTATCATAGCGACACCACAGCTGATCGTTGGCTTTGTGCAGCTGTTTATGGCGTTTATTGCTGCTTTGCCGCAAATCATCAGCGCGATAGTTGCAGCCTTGCCGCAGATCATCAGCGCGATAGTTAACGCACTTGTCGAAAATGGCTCTCAGCTTAGGGACGCGGCGGTAACTATCTTCTGGATGTTCATCGACGGCATAGGGTCGATGTTCGGCAATATATCATCAAAAGTAGGGGAAATACCAGGCATTATCTTAGGTGCTCTCGGCAACCTTGGCGGTCTGTTATGGAATGCCGGCAGTAGCATCATCAACGGACTTCTAGGCGGCCTCCAAGCAGCATGGGGCGGCGTTGTCGGATGGTTCGCCGACATTACGAGCTCAATCCCCAACCTTAAAGGACCCGCGCCCGTAGATGCAAAGCTGTTGATCGACAACGGCAAACTAATCATGCAAGGTTTAGGACGTGGCCTAGACGACGGCTGGAGCGATATTGAGCAGCAACTATCAGGTTATACCAACAGCATACCGGTAACGTTTGACACAAGCGGCACGGCGCGAGCCCTCACGCAAGGCATGACGCAGCGATTCGATGCGTACAAGGTACGCCAAATGGTTTCGCTCGATAGCGACAGCAGCAAGGCTCTTGGAAATGTTAGTGGTATAATATCAAATAGGTTTGACGACCTGAAACAGCTTGCAAGCCGTCCTGTGGTGCTTAACGTCAACGGTCGCGAGCTGGCTTATACGACCCAGGAGGACTACGACACTGTGCTAGGCAAGCGGCAAAGCATAGAGATAAGGGGGTTCGCACGTGCCTAAGTTCGACGCGACAATAAACGGCATAAGCCTAGCATCATACGGCGTTGAGCCTAACATGGCAACCGTGCCGCAACCAGAGGCTAAGACGTACCAAGCCGAGATACCAGGCCGCGACGGGTTGCTTGACTATACAGACGCTTACGGTGTCGTGCGCTATGAAAACCGCACTGTAACGGTTGAGGCTTACGAGATCGGCGACATAACAGCGCGCATGGAGCATCGGCGCGCTATATGCTCTGATATGCACGGCAAGACGTGTACGCTTGAGCTCACAACGCTTCCGGGCTACGCGTTTACTGGGCGTTGCAGCGTTGAGTACGACGAAGACGGTTCGCAGACTGTTTATACTCTATCGTTTGATTGTGAGCCGTATATGAGCGCAGGAGAGCGCACGTTTTATGCTAATTGCGCTGGCGGCGTTGATCTTGTGTTTATAAGCGGAGACAAGCCGGTGAAGCCTCGCATCGAGGTTCCACGCCGCAGCATCATTGTCTTTAACGGGCAGCAATACGAGGTAGAGGCTGGCACGTGGACGTTCGACGGCATCGTGTTCAAGCGCGGCCGTAACGAGGTATATATCAACACGTACACGGAGCCGGGTACTACCACATGGGGCGACCTAGAGAGCATGACATGGGAGCAGATAGGATGGCACCACAGGCAATCAGATGCTAGCGGCGCACTCGTAAACGTAACTGATGCGCTGCAAGCGCGACCTAATAAGCTGGTTGTTGATGGTAAGGCTGTGCAGGCGGTGACGACGGGTAAGAATTTATGCCCTGTTAAAAGTGGTACAAATTATGGTGTAACTGCAACGGTAAATGCAGACGGCTCTATTACGCTAAACGGCACGGCAACCAATAGTGGTTATATAACTTTGGATGGTGGCTTCTATAAGGACAAGGTGCCTATTGCAGGCTCTCTTTTGCAAGTTGGCAAGAAGTATTGCGTGTCAGGCAGCATCGCTTCAGATGTTGATGTTGTATTTGTTACTTACTCAGAAACAGGCTATGTAACATCAATATTCAACAGTGGAACGGTACCTGCGAACGATCTGTACTACGGCATGTTTTTATATATCTACGCTGGTGTCGAATTTACTAACACAGTTATATATCCGCAGGTAGAGCAAGCGGAAGTAGCAACTGCATGGGAGCCATATACCGGAGGTAAGCCATCACCCAACCCAGAGTATCCCCAAGATGTTGATGTTGTAGATAGTCCGGTGAGTGTACAGATTGCGGGAAAGAACTTAACACCTTCGACCGAATCTGATATCGAGCAAAAAGTTTTGGGCACATATTCATTTGAGCCTAATGCTATAACGTGCGCACCCAACCAAACGTGGCATGGTGCTTACGTTAGATTTAACAGAATAATAAAAGCAGCTGGCGAAACATTTTACATGTCATTTGATGAAACAATACCGAAAGTTAGAGTACTGGTGCAATGCTTAGATAAAGATTTAAGCGTAATAAAATCGAAAAAAATTAGCGGATTCTGGCCGTACAATTCTGCGTATATTGGCCAAGATGCTGTCAAATCTGGATCATTATCGTTTTTTGTGCCAGATGACGTTCCGTTTATTAAAGTTGGGTTAGTATTTGCAGCACTAGAAGACGAAAGCGTTACAGCGTCAAATATCCAATTAGAACGCGGTACCGTGCGAACTACTTACGAGCCCTACAACGGTCAAACTATATCAATCACCCTCCCGCCTGATCACAACTACCTAGCAAGCCTGCCTGACGGCACACGCGACGAGCTAGTGTTGCGTAGTGATGGTGTGGCAGTGTTGGCGGAGCGGGTTGGGAAACGAGTGTTCAACGGGTCAGAAGAATGGCTTTTGCTTTCCGGGGTATCATATGGGTTCAAACTGCGCGACACTACACTATCGGGTGACTATCGCCAGCTAATTTGCGACAGATATACCGTTCGTGAGTTCGCGTCAACATCCGAAACGCAGGGGACAACCGCCTCCCCATCGTCCGCACCGAATTTGTTTTGCTTTAGAGATACTACCATCGCTCAAACCGTCGATGCTTGGAAAGCAAAGCTAGCAGCATCTAATGTGACGGTTTACTATGCACTTGCAACCGCGACCGTCCGATATTCAGCCGACAACGGCACCACTTGGTCAACGACCGACCCCGCAGCCGGTAATTCGGCTATACAGCTGTACAAGGGAACGAACAACGTCTGGTGTACCGACGCTTCAAGTCCTAACGTCACGCTAAATTATGACACGCAAGAGCGCACGCGTAAGCAGCGCGTTAGCGAACTGTACTGGCGCAAGAACCAACCGCAGAGACGGCTTACATGGGGACAGCTTGCTACCCACACGTGGGGCGAGATCGGCAGCAAGTCAGTGCAAGAGTGGTACTATAGCGGTACGGCCGACGTGGTCGAAAACGCTTACATAAACTACGAGATAGGAGATTTGTAATGCCAACTACGCCAAACCTAGGACTTGTAAACGTGTTGGAGGGTGAGAATTTCGACATTGACGTTTACAACGGAAACAACGATAAAGTAGATGCATTCTCTGTTACAATCCCGAAGAAAACGACGTTGTTTGAAAATGCAAACGGGACAAGCAGCACGATCGCGCTCAATGACAGTGCGGCCAATTATGATTCAATCTTGATAGATTGGATGGACAATGACTCAAACGTATATTACGGCTGGGGATGCAAGAACGGCTCAAAAACGCGTTTGAATTCATGTGCCAACGGTGAAAGTTCAGCCGTTTTTCGTTCAGCGATTATAAAAGTATCAGGAACGAGCATCACGTTTTCAGAAAACAGAATGTCATTGGTTTCAGAAGCTGGGTATTCGCGCAACCCATCACCCAGCACAATACCTGTAAAAATTACTAAAGTTATAGGCGTTAAAGGTTTCTGATGATAGTACTAAAGCTTGCAGACGGTAGTACTCTACACGACGTGCGCGATAATAACCGGCAAGTAGTCGGGTATATTTCCGACGCTAAAAACGCCGTTGGTACGCTAGATTTCGACATATACCCGAAACATCCTGCTTATAACGCCATTAAGGCTGGAAGCACGAAGATACGAGCATATCGTGACGGCATGTGGACGCATGATTACACTGTCGAGAGCGTAACCAACGACCTCCAGCTTAAAAAGCACGTTACCGCAACGGACGAATTGCAGTACCTAGAGCGCATCGAAGTACCCTCATACAAGACAGGCGTTGACGGCGTGCCACAGACCGTTAGCGGGTTCTCCATGTGGCTAATCGAGTATTACAACGCTCGAAGCGGTGGAGAGCGTTTCGCGTTTGGCCAGATCGAGGGCGATATCATTGATCCTACAACGACGCTGGATCGAAGCAGCGATAGCCCGGCAACGGTTGCTAGTATCGTTAAAGACAAGATCATAGATTCAATGGGCGGTTACGTGCGCGTTCGGCGCGTTGATGGAGTGCTTACGATCGACCTAAAGGCCGATGCTGCCGGTGTTTGCAAGCAGTATATCGAATTTGGCGAAAACCTGGTTGATTATGCAGACGAGCAGGACGCTGGCGAACTTTGCACTGCCGTAACTGCTGAAAGCACGTACAAGAACGATGCCGGCGACGAAGTCACGATTACGCTTGCTGATGCGCCTAATGGCAAGTATCTCACTGGATACGCAAAGCAAGGCGACACGGTAACTAATACAGTAGCAGCAGCAGCATACGGAGTTCGTCGCAAGCACCTAACGTTTGACGGCATTAAGGACGTATATACTCTTGTCGAAAATTGCGAAAAGTATATAGCAGCTCATTGCGAGCCTGTCACAACTGTTAACGTAAGTGCTGCCGACCTATCAACGCTGGATAGTAACGTCCAGTCGTTTGATGTTGGGCTTTATACGCGAGTCAAGGCCGCCCCGATGGGCTTTGATGCTGCATTTGAGTGCCAGGGTGCCAAGCGCAGCCTTAACGACCCGACAGACGATAAATACACGCTGGGCTGGACGTGGAATAGCCTGTCATCTATCAACAACCGCAAGAGCGTAGAGACGGCTCTAGGCATCGGCAAGCTGGAGCAAGCAACCACAGAGATAGATCAGGCTGCTAAAGACGCGGCGCAACAGGCGCAGACTGCGCAGGATGTTGCGAGCGCGGCAAACATAAATGCTACTGATGCAGTAACAAAAGCAGACAGCGCCAAAGAAGAAGCGACAAGCGCGAGCGATACTGCACAACGCGCAGAAGCGATATCTGCGGAAGCAAAGCAGACCGCAACGCAAGCAAATGGGGTTGCGCAAGACGCGAGCGAAACCGCTTCGACAGCGGCAATCACGGCGGCGCAGGCTGGCGCAACCGCTACCGAGGCAAAGAGTACCGCAACGCAGACAGCAAGCGACCTATCGAATTATGCGACTAATACCAACCTGATGCTGGAGGATATGCAAGGCCAGATCGACGGCAGCATCACGACATGGTTCTTCGCGGTTCCTCCGACAAACGAAAACGCACCAGCTAATGAGTGGACGACAACCGACCTCAAAAATAAACACCTTGGAGACTTGTACTACGACACCAACACCGGCTACTCGTACCGATGGCAAGTGCTCCAAAGCGTTTACTCTTGGCAGCGTATTACCGACGTTGATGTTACCAAGGCGCTTGCTGATGCCTCTAAGGCGCAGGATACCGCAGACGCTAAGCGTCGCGTATTTTACTCGCAGCCTGTACCACCTTATGACAAGGGAGACCTTTGGAGCCAAGGCACAAACGGAGAAATGCTCATATGCGCAACGCCTAAAACAGACGGTATGAGCTTTTTAGCTAGCGACTGGGGCAAGGCAACCAAGTACACAGACGATACAAAGGCTATTGAGGCCGAGAGATTAGCAGAAGAGGCAGCAAAGACAGCAACGGACTTTATCGACTTTGGAGCTGATGGGCTTATTGTCGGCGATATGACGGATGGTGCCCTTGCCGGAAACGTGCGAATCGCCTCGGACGGTATCGAGCTAAGGGACGGTACAAGTGTGCTAGCGCGCCTTAAAGCTGAATTATTAGAGCTTGCCGCTAACTCGGTTAACGCGATCATCAAGCTATGCGGCGGGTTGGGGACGATCAGGCAGTCGACCGAGAGATTCGCCGACGGCGACCACTCGTCCCTTACGATCGAATCGACCGAGTCGGTGGCGGTCAAGGGAGCCAATGCCCAGATAACTGCGACGGGGAGCGTGTTCGCCGGAAACGTCAAGAGCACGCCGTCCGATCCCGCCCAGTACTGCGGCCTCCAGGTGACCCCGAACGGCAGCGCGATAGTGTCGGGGTACGCAGCCACAGTCGGGTCGGCCACGAAAGTCTACCTGTCGAGCGACAAGAATCTGCCCGTCCAGATCAACGGCAGCGACATGGTCGACTTCGTGGTAGCCCAGGGCACGAGCGGGGGGTGGAGGTGGCGCAAGTGGGCGAGCGGGCTTGCTGAATGTGTTGGTAGCTTCTCCGTGAGTATCTCAACACCGACCGCGTGGGGTGCTGTATTTTACGGTAATGTGCCGCGCCAGTCGTATCCCTTTACATTTATTAGTACGCCCGAAGAATTTATAACTCTTCAGGGCGGATATTTCTGGATAATTGCCGATAACAACTCGAAAACTCAGACCAATATTGCCTATTGCGTAAGCGCTCGCGAGGTCGCGTCTATTAATGTTTGGATCGAATACAAGGTAGAGGGGCGGTGGAAGTGATAAAGAAGGTAGAACGCATATTAGAAATGCTATAATGGCACTTGTGAGGTAACAATACCTCATACACCCCTGCTAGAGAGCCGGCAAAACGCCGGCTCTTTTGGTATAGCTACGTTCTCGGAATTGTTGGCAACAACGAATGGGGAAGAGCGATAATTGGTTATTGACGCTTGCAAAAAGATCGGCCTTATGCGATAATGCAATAACCATGTTCACTCCATTCCTTCATGGTTCCTTTCGGAAAAGCCCCTGCCAGCGCGGGGGCTTTTGCCTTATAATGCATGGAGGAGGTGATTTGTTTGGAAAATTGTTCAACCCATTCTGCCCACCAGAGGGCGATTGCACAGCATGACAAACGCCTTGATGCACACGGTGATGAGATTGATAACCTGCGCGAGTGCGTGGTGCGCCTCACGTCCCTGCAAGAGTCAAACGCGAAGTGGCAGGAATCAAACGCGAAGTGGCAGGAGGTCGCAGAGGAGCGAATCGCTGCCTTGGAAGCCGCTCCATCAAAACGCTGGGACAACCTTGTCAACTACGTGGTTACTGCCATTGTAGCGTTGGTAATCGGTATGGTCGCCGGACAAATAGGACTCAACTAGAGAGGCGGTAAGTATGATCGACAAAGCAACAGACGCATTTATCGAGTGGTGCGCAAGGGATACGGCATCAGCGCGTTTCCAGCGCTCGATTGTCCAGGGCATTATCGGTGTGGCGGTTGGCGGACTGACTACCGGCGAATGGACTGGCGCGGTCGTTGTCGGCCTTGTGATGGCCGTTATCGCACCGGTACAAAAAGCGATCGGCAACAAAGGAGAGGTGGACTAGATGGACTGGGAAGGCTTGAACGCAGACGTGGAGATGATCCTGCCGCGCAATTTCACCAGCGGCAGGTACGGCTCGATCCAGGCGGTCACGATCCACCACATGGCTGGCGACCTGAGCATCGAGGACTGCTACAGGACGTGGCTCAACAGCTCGACATCCGCCCACTACGCCGTGCAGTCGGACGGCACAGTCGGTCAGCTCGTAAACGACTGGGACACCGCCTGGGCGTGCGGCAACGACTGGGCGAACCCCAACACGATCAGCGTCGAGCACGCCAACGACGGCAGCTGGCCGTGGACGGTCGGCGAGTCCGCGCTGGAGGCTGGGGCGCACCTCGTGGCTGCCATCTGCCGAAAGTACGGGCTCGGCCGCCCTGAGTGGATGGTGAACGTGTTCCCGCACAGCCACTGGTCGGCGACGCTCTGCCCCGGCGAGCTGGCCGGGTCGCAGAACGCGGAGTACATGCGCCGCGCAGGCGAGTGGTACGACAGGATGACCGGTGCGTCAGGCGAATGGGTGCGCGACGGGAAGGGCTGGTGGTACAGGCGGGCTGACGGCTCCTGGCCTGCCGGAGAATGGCTCGCGCTCGACGCGTGGTACCGCTTCGGGGCGGACGGATACGCCCTCACCGGCTGGCAGCTTGTCGACGGCAAGTGGTACCTGTTCGGCGACGACTGCCGCATGCTAACCGGCTGGCAGAGCGTCGGCGGCAAGTGGTACTACCTGACCGGCTCCGGAGCCATGGCCACTGGTTGGGCGGAGGTTGACGGAACGTGGTACTACCTCGACGAGTCTGGCGCGATGCAGACCGGATGGCTGCTCGACGGCGGCAAGTGGTACTGGCTCGACGAGTCGGGGGCGATGGCGCGCTCGACGTGCCGCAGCATCGGCGGCAAGTGGTACGCCTTCGGATCGTCCGGCGCGATGTTATCCGGGGAGGTGCCGACCGGCTCCGGCGGTGACATGAAGCTTGGGTAGCCGGCAGTTGCCGTGCCAATCCGTGCTATAACTGCCAGCTCGTTCGGATGTTATTAAACTTAGGATCGGTCTTTTATGGCCGATCTTTTTTATTGCGTTAATCTAAAATAATGCTATAATTATATACAGTTACAATCCGACGAAAGGAACACCATGAACGAGCTGTCAAAGCGCGAAGAGATCGCAGAGAGCACGGTAAATCAGTTTGCAATTATCGCACCTCAGCAAGTGCGAATGCAGGTAAATGCAATCCAGGAGCTAATGGCAAGCGTAATGAAGGATGGAACGCACTACGGAAAAGTAAAAGGATGCGGCGATAAGCCGAGCCTTTTGCAGCCTGGAGCGCAAAAGCTTGCCCTCATGTTTCAGCTTTCGCCGACGTTTGACATTCAGCGCGAGAACCTTCAAGGAGGCCATCGCGAATACACAGTAACATGCACGCTTTCACGAAAGAGCGACGGCTCCGTACAGGGTCAGGGAGTAGGCTCTTGCTCGACAATGGAGAGCAAGTACCGCTATCGAAACGAGTGGAGCAACGGAGCGAAGAAGAAGGTTGAAAACCCTGATATCGCGGACGTTTACAATACTGTATTAAAGATGGCCAACAAGAGAGCGCTAGTTGCAGCCACCTTAAATGTGACGGCAGCAAGTGACATATTTACCCAGGACGTTGAAGACATGCCGACGAGTATGTTCGATGCCACAAAGGCTCACGATAAGCCACGAGAGCCAATATCGCAGCCCATTGAAGTCGAACCTGAACAAGTTATCGAACGCGACGAAAACATACACGCAGAATACGTAAAGGCTACTCGTGATGCCGTTGAGGCAGGAATTAAGCGCGAAGGTATTATTTCGTGGTTTGAATCGCGGTTTGGCCATGAAATGGGGCATATTAACGATGCCGAAAAGCTTGCAACTATCGAATGGTGCAAAGCACGAACGGCTGAGGCCAACGAACTAGGCATCAATTCTCAGGACAACGTCCTTATGGATGATGATATAGCGTTTTAGTTTTACAAGTAATAAACTTTTTTTAGAAACCTCCGAATTTCGGGGGTTTCTTACTTTACAACGCAAATGATTGTGTATATCATTATATACATAAGGCAAGGCAAACGAAAGGAAACAAGATGGCTATTGCAATCAACAAAACCAACGATCGTTACGACTTTTATGCAGAGGACGAAGATGGCAAGTTGTTGGACTTGGGACACGCGACGATGAACGAGATGGACGGCGGCTGCGAAGATTATGGGAACTATGTCTGGTTTGATGGTTCGTTCGATACTCGCCACATATCGTTCGAAGATGACGATGATCTGATTAGGAACATTAAACGCCGCAAGCCGCATGAAGACGTTTATTTTTTGTAAGCCGAGAATAACGTGAAAATTGGGGGGGTGTCAGGTTGTCAATTGGCAGGTTGACCCCCCACCACACCCCCCAAAAAAAACAACGAAAGGAACGATCATGGAAGCAACAATCATCGAGAAAGACCTAGCGAGTGTTACAAGCGCGATAAGCATTGACCAGGACGCAATCGCCGATGCGCTAAAACGCATGACCGCCGTCATCGACGAGAGCGAAAATCTATGCGAAGAATGCGAAGTTGACGGTGAAACGCTGGCGAGCATGGAACCGGCAGACGTAAAGCGTTTGCAGCAGGCGCTGAACGCGAAGATCACCGAAGGCAAGACGGCTCTAACCGATTTTAACCGCGTGTTCGATGCTCCTAAGAAAACCGTAAAGGCAGCGTACGATAAGGCCGTAGAACCGCTTACAGCGCTTCAAGCGGCGTACAAGGCTCAACAGGTCGCAAACGAGCAACGCGAGAAAGACGAGAAGCGAGCGCAGCTGGAGGCTCATTTTTACGAGTATGCCGGCGTGCTTGATCATGTTGCGAATTACGATCAGGTGCATGACGATAAATGGCTGAACAAAGGGTGCGCGCTATCTAAAGCATTCGGCGAAATCGAAACTATTGTTGACGGCATCGCGAAAAGCTGGCAAACGCTGAAGACGCTTGATCTGCCAATGTTCGACGTTGCCGAACGAACGTTTTTTACCACCTTCGACCTTGACGCAGCAATAAGCGCGGCAAATCAAGCGCAGGCAGATCATGAGCGTATCGAAGCCCTAAAGGCAGAGCAAGCCGAGATAATGCAGCAGCGCGAAGAGGAAAAGCATGAGCAAGAGCCTGAACAAGAGAAGCCTAGCAGCAACGATGAGCCGCGCTCCGCTACGGTTGTAATCGAATCGGCTACGCTGGAACAGTTGAAGCAACTCGCCGAAGCTATGCGCAATATCGGGCTACACGGGACTATTAAGAGAGGGTAGGAAAATGGCTGGAATTGATTGCGGATATGCCGCAGACGCAGAATCTTTTGTCAAGTCGTGGTTTTCGCCAACCAGGAAAGGAGAGACGACGAGAAAATGCGAGAATTGCGGTGCGGAATATATTCCCCGATCGAGGAACCAAAAGTATTGCACGACGAAATGTAAGGACGCTAAAAGGAGGGCATCATTATGAGCATTAACCGAGTAATCATCAGCGGGAATCTAACGCGTTCTCCAGAGCTTCGTAACACTGCAAGCGGTATGCCTGTGCTGGTGTTCGGTGTGGCCGTAAACGACCGTCGCAAGAACAAGCAGACGGGCGAGTGGGAGGATCTCCCTAATTTCATCGATTGCACCATGTTCGGCGCACGTGCTGAGAGCGTGTCGCGATTCCTTGACAAGGGCTCGAAGGTCGCTATCGAGGGCAAGCTCCATTACTCGCAGTGGGAGACGAATGAAGGCCAGAAGCGCAGCAAGATAGACGTGATCGTCGACGAGCTTGAGTTCATGTCGAGCCGCAATGATTCGCCGTCTTATGGCGGCGGTCATACGGGCGGCTACTCCGCTCCGGCGGCTGCTCCTATAGCCGCACAGGTGATTGATGCATCTTCTTCGGTTTGCGAAGAAGACTTGCCATTTTAAGGAGTAAACTATGGAGCCTACGCAACTGCTCACCAAGTCGATTACCTGGGTAAACGATAATCGTGATGCTTACACGCAGATCGAGCGTCAATGCTTGATCATGAGTTGCGACAACCGCGTACCACGCGTTAAGCATGCAGCGGAGATCGTGCGAGGCAATGGCGTTGCTGTAAATAATAGCGCACTAGCTTTTGTGGCTCGCCTGATAGAGCACAATACCGGTGTTAGATCATGGACGGCAAAGAGCAAAATAGACGACCTGCTCACAGAAGATTTTTGGAAAGCCTGGGACAAGAAGCACTAACAACTTACCCGCATTAACGTGCGGGTATTTTTTATATTTCTTCTTGACGCATTAGATTAACGTGTATATAATAATATACATGCAGTAAACAACCAACAGAAAGGAACTAAAATGAACATCGACGGAGTAGAGTACGTACCAGTATCAGAATCAGCAGCGTTCAATAATAGCGACCACGTGTGCGTCATCGCTGATCGCGGATGGATATTTGAAGGGTACCGCGAAGAAGGAACAACAAGGCTCACAAACGCTCATGTAGTGCGTAAATGGAGCAACGGTCTTGGAATCGGCGGGCTAGCTGATCCTGACCACAAAGATGATTATACTCTTGATAATATCGGCTGCATCGAATTAGCGCCTAATGCGATTATAGCCGTAATTCATTTGGGGTGGTAATAATGGCTAATTACGGCTACGGCAACGGCTACGGCAACGGCTACGGCAACGGCTACGGCAACGGCTACGGCAACGGCTGCGGCTACGGCAACGGCAACGGCAACGGCTACGGCAACGGCTACGGCGACGGCTGCGGCGACGGCTACGGCGACGGCTGCGGCGACGGCTACGGCTGCGGCTACGGCGACGGCTACGGCTGCGGCTACGGCGACGGCTACGGCTGCGGCTACGGCGACGGCTACGGCTACGGCGACGGATACGGCTACGGCAACGGCGACGTTGACGGCTACGACATTGAGAATGTAGCGACTATGTTAGGTCAGCGTTAGTTGTGATATAATTAAGCAAGCGATTGGGTAACGGCTTTCGCAAAGATTTACATACACGCGCCATTTTTGGCGATATGCGAAAACACCCAAAGCGTCCGTTACCGCTTTGGGTGTTTTTCGTTGTTAGGAGTACTTATGGGAATCATAGACATACTTGCTAGCGGAAACTACATAACATATAACAAGGTCATAGCTAAGAAACTAGGAATCGATGAAGCAATAGTTTTCGGGGAAATGTGCAGTAAGCAGGCTATCTACGGAGAGTGTTTCTTTATACAGATGGATCGCATTATGGAAGATACATGCCTTACTGAATACAGAGTGCGAAACGCAATCAAGAGCCTTAAATCGTGCGGTATTATAACCGTGTCAAAAAAAGGAGTTCCGGCAAAGAACTACTACTCTGTTTGTCAAGACGAAGTGATTGACATGCTCAACCTTCACCAAACTAGTTCTATCAAATTTGATAGAACTGGATATGATAAATTTGGTAGTACTAGTGATGTCGAATCTGATAGCGCTAAAGAGAAGACAAGAATAGAAGACAAGAATAGAATACAAACAACCTCTAGTGCTATCGTTGAGAAATCGAACGACACAGCAGAATCAGTGATCGAAGCATCATCGTTCAGCGATGCAGTAAAAGCGAGTCTCCGTGAATTCGCCGAGTACCGCGAAGAACGAAAGCAGCCGCTTACGGCAAAGGCGGCTGAGAAAGCGATAAACGTTCTTCGCTCATTTCCAGACGATGAAACGCGCATCAAGTCGATCGACCAGTCGATCCTGAACAACTGGCGCGGGCTGTTCGACGTAAAAGGCAGCTTTGGAAGCGGCAGCAACGACAAACGCGGCATGGTGCAGGCTCACTACGAAGAATCTTACGTACCGTTTTAAGGAAATGAGTGAACATGAACGATATCCAGGCAGCAGCCATGATGGAACTTCCGAATATGCGCCCTCTCGACACTATCGACAGCGATGGCATGATCGTTTGCGGAACATGCGGCAAACGTCGCACAAAGCATGTAGTTATACCGCAGCTGAAGATCGATCGAGTGGCAGCGTGCATGTGCGATTGCGACATGAGCGAGGCGACGGCAAAGAGCGACGGCGCAGCAAAGCGATACGAGAACGTTGCCAACGCCGCTATTATGCGATGCTTCCCGTCGATGGAGTACAGGCATATGACGTTCGAGCGAGACAACGGCTCACAAGCGCGTGTGAGCGCCTCTTTGCGTCGTTACGTCTCCAAGTTCGAGGAGATGCGTAATAGGGGCTTAGGATTCGTCCTGCAGGGCGACAAGGGCAATGGCAAGACGTTTCTAGCGGCGTGCGTTGCCAATGCGCTGCTTTCGCGCTATCGCGTCAAGTTCACAAGCATCGCCGCGCTGGCTCCTGGTATGGCCATGTACTCCGGTCGAGATGACGCTATTTCGGAGCTAAAAACGCGGCACCTAGTAATTATCGACGACTTCGGAACCGAGCGAACGAGCGAAACTATGCTGGAAGCCGCCTATGTTGTCGTCAACACGTTGTACGAGTGCCGTATACCGACGATATACACGACTAACAACGACCTGACTAAGATCGAGAGCCAGGCGTACGGTCGCATAGCTGACCGCATTATCGAGCGATGCCCCGTCATCAAGATGGGTGGTGAGAGTATCAGGAAATCGGTCGCGCAAGAAAATCTAGCCATTATGCGTGACATAATGGCAGAACCGTGATATTATTATATACGTCGGAAGGAGGTATAAGTGGATAAGTCTTTTATCTTTCGTATCGAGTCGAACATGCGCGACAAGATCAAAAAGCAGTCATTGGAGCTGGGAATTTCAGCAGCAGAATTTGTGCGTCGCGCAATCCAGGAAAAGATCGAACGGGAAAAATAAGGATTTGTTGGCATGAAAGCTAAATTGCCTAAAAAGCTGCAAGAAAGGCTGGACAAATGCAATGGCCATGGGTGCATATGCGGCGCATACGGAGAATGTGAATGCGGATGCCTAGCTGATTGGCGATCGGAAGACGAGGTTGTCATGGATTGGATGCGCGGCAACGAAAGCACGAGGCACAGGGTGTTAGATGCGTATTTGCAGATAGAGTCAGAAGCATGATTATTATTGCGATCGACCCTGGGACTTCTAACACAGGAATTGCCGTATACGATTCAGTAAAAAAGACCGTAGTTAACTGCGAGACTATTAGAACTCCCAAGAGCGGGCAAGATCAAAATGCCCTGTATTCTCGTTGCTTTAAAATAGCATACGCAATAGACGATCTGTTTGAGGAATATTCGGCAGACGTATTGGTTGTTGAAGGTTTCACGTCTTTTGGAGGCAACCGGCAAAATGCCAATACGTTTCAAACGCCATTTTTAGTTGGAATGATTTGTGGAATATGCGACGTTCATGCCATACAGACCAGCAACAAAGTATTCAACAAGTACGGGCGATCAGTGCGCGACAGCATAAAAGACGGCACGTGCAGCGTCGAATGTTGCTATAAAGCTACAAACGAGCATGAGCGCAGCGCATTGTGCCACGCGCTGTATTACGCGAATGGAGGATGGTAGTGAGCATGTTAATGAAGATCTACGACGAATACGGCGGTATCAACCAGCTTGACAAGTTGATCGAGGAACTGGAAGAAGCACTCGAAGAAGCAACGAAGCTCCGCAGCATCGTCGATGACGATGATGATATAAACGCCGAAAATCTGCAAAGAACAATGCAGGAATGCGCTGACGTAGAAATATTGATTGAACAATTTATGGAAAAATTTAATCTTGCAAGCGAGCTAGAATTGTTCAAGGAATACAAGATAGAAAGACAGCTAAGGCGCATACGAAACGGTAAATGATTCTTAAACGGTCGC